ACTAAGTCATCAGTGCTTTCATCCCAGAGCATATAGGTATTTGTCGTTGCTCCAAAGAATTTAACATCTGCGCCGGTGTCATCAACGCCTACAGTTAACTTTCCTAATATAGTCGTAAGAGACGCAGCCGCGTTAGCACCGTTAGTGATGGTCAGGTAGTCTATTATGGTTCCCTTAACGGCCTTGTCCGAGCCTATAGCAAGGGTGTCCGATGCGGATGCCTGTATTCTCCAAGCGTCCCCTGCGTCATCTGCCTGATCGGCAAAGAAATATATAGGAGCAACCGCACCCTCGGTGCCGCGAACCTTCAACGAAGCCGTGTCTACGCCCTTGGCGGTGATCTCATCGGACCATAGGATGTACCTCACAGATGATCCGCTGGTGATCTTTATGTCATAGGTGGTATCGAGAGAGGTTTCTGTAAATGACCACGCACCGTTAGAATCACTAGTCGTTGATGCTTCTTGAGTAGAAGTACCAGTCTCAAGAAGAGCAACCGTGGCCCCGTTTACAGCGTCGCCATCGTCTTGATAGATTTTTCCGCTAACTACGATATCTGTTATTGCCATAATTTACTCCCAGCTATGGTCCCGGTACTGTAATGCTTCTGCGATTAACCAGTCAGGGTCTTGCATCAACTTATCGTGGTCTAACATTACAAGCGTAACACCTTGTCCTGCAAGTTGAGCCCGTGCCAGTACGTCAGTACCCCTGGTTTCGATCCCGCTGCGATGACTGTAGAACGACTCCTGTACCTGCATCGCAAGGTCAGGTGGGCTGGAGAATAAGAAATCTATATCTATCTCGTTACCGGATTTCCTACCTCCCGATCTAGGATGATAGCTAAAATCCCTACCGGGTTCCTTGCCTGCACGTATCAGGGCTTCCAGCGCAGCTAGTGCCGCATTACTACTTTGAGTTTTGTCTGGCACTATGCCACTATCCGTGGTCATCTAGCCTACCAGCACCACTGTCCACGATACCTTATCACCGTTAGTAGCAGCGTCTACGTAGACACTACTGAATACGATAGAGCCTCCCAACTCACCAAAGTTAATCTCTATATCGTTACCTGCCGATAGCTCATACCCGTTGGTAGCAGACACGTCACTAACCCCGAGATAGGTAATCCCCGAATTAGCTGCAAGCGCCTTTGCCTTGAGCCATAGAACCCTGTTGGCAGTATTAGATAGTTGCACCGCAGTACCTGCCGAACTAACCGTAGCCGTACCCGCATCGAGTATCATGGCTCCACCAAGTTAATCGTAGTAACCCCACGCTCATCATACCCTGTGAACTCCACTCCAGTTGCAGAGGCAACATCCACGTAAAAGTTACGTGACCCGCCTGCGTCATCACGGAAAGTGAACTCCACAAGAGACGTAGATTCTATAGCAGTCAGTAAGGCTGACCGTAGGTCTTTAGAGCTTTTCCCTTTATATTCTTGATTGAGATCTATTTGTACCTGGTGACCCCACTTAGCCTCTAACTTTTTCCTCCACTCAAGGGTTAGAGAGACCACGTCAGGAGTCAGCTTCGTATAGTTAGTCGTAGAAGCGTTAGTGGTTCTGGCTAGCTCAACTTTGAACTTGATGGCTCGGAACGTAGTACCGGCATAGGAACCAAACGTGTATGTGGTAATACCGTCAGATCTAATTGCAGATCCTGCGGCGGTGTAACTCTCACTGTAGTCGGTAGCATAAGATACCGTGACCGTCTCGGTAGATGATGCGTCTTGTACCTCGGTCTTTAGTTTGAGTGCTAGCTTATCGACCTCTGACTGCCCTGCGTTAAACCAAGGTGTCTCGTGTACTCCGCTAGCCTTGTACTCAAAGTCTGATACGAAGCTAGGATTTATGATGTCAGACGGGATCTTCATATGCTTGATCTCGCCATCGAATCCCCACCATATCCGGTACTCGTCATAGGCATCGCTGACAAGTAGATGTTGAAGACTCTTACCCTGAGAGGCGGCAATCCACTTTGTCTCCCACCCCATATCGTTATACCCGAGAATAGACGAGTAACCGGAATCACCATCGATTACCGTAGATCCCTGGTGGCTTTGCCACTGAAATGGTAAAGAGCTACTTGATGATATATTCGGTGCAGTAGCAGAATCCAGACCTACAAACAACTCGTTATGCGAACCACTCATATACTTGATCGTGCCCCGTTTGTCCTGTGGTAGTCCGTCATCCCTGTCTGGTCCTGTGACTACCAGTACCGCCCCGGCAGCCTGGTTCACGTACCTATAAACTCCCAGGCCAGCAGGCATATATATACTATCCCTCCACCTTATCGTCCCCCTGCCCGCAAACGGGTGATTTGGCAGTGTAAGCTCCGTCTGTATGAACCGAGCATTTGCAGCATCGTGGGCGAATAGCCCCTTCTTAGTAGCTGCATAGAGAATGGGCTCACCGGCTGCATCTCTAGCTACAAATAGAGCAGTTATGGAACCGGGAGGCAAGGGTAACTTAGCGTCATTTACCTCTGTACCGGCTACTATCGAGTACCAAAGCTGACCCGCATAGCTTATGCCCCAAAGCCTATCGTCCCACACAGCAACATACTGGGTATCGGCAGCATCTGATGTCCACGTAGAACCATCGAACCGAGTGTACCCGCTGCCGTTAGAATCATAATGAGCAAAAACTATAAATGTCTCGGCTGCCAGAGTTCTCCACGTAACGGTATCCGTCACCTGATCTGCTGGTGTAGCTAAAGCCGAGCCCCATGCGTCCGAGGTATTATTGTACTTATATATCTTGGCAGCTTCCGAAACGCTACCGTTCCATGCGACGTAGATCTCCCCGCTCAACTCACCTATGGCCCCTATTGTGGGACCTGTAAGCCCTGTAGACGAAGCGTTGGCGGCAGCATCTGTATCTAGCCCGGGGAGTATCAGGTGATTTTTATATCTTAGCTGGCAGGTACTCCACCATGCTCGATTGACATCTCCTCCCGCCTCCATACGGTTGACACCGATACCTCCACGCCAGTCAGACCATGCGATAACAGAAGTGCGGGCCTGTGAATCCCTAGAGGTATCCCCGATAACTACCTTGGCAGGATAGAGAGAGGAGAGAACTGACTGTACGGGCCTGGTTAAAGGGTAGTAGACCCCATTTAGAGATATCTCGTTCTGAGTCTCAACCTTCGCAGCCACTACTGCACCAGTCGTACATTAGACAGCATAGGGAACGCACGTTTATCTGAAGACGCTTTGCCGAACCAGAACCCTGCCTGGTTGCGTCGTTGGTCCGGATCCGTGCTGGGGCCCCCAGAGCTAGCCGCGAAGGCGAGTGCAGTACCTTGTGCTATCAAGTACTGATCGGGTATTTCAGGGGTGTCACTGTCTGATGAAAGTAACGCCGGTTTATCTCCACCTACCAGTTTAAGCAGCTTATACGGCGCTACGCCGTGGAAGTAACTATCGAAAATAATATCAGACGCTTCCTTGTCTACGTGCCATAAGTTTCTGGGTACACTTTCCCATACGGCAGTCCCGTTTCTGACTGTACTTATATCATCCATCCAGACCGTACAGGCCCCTAGGTCTGAATCGTACTCCAGGCCTATAGAGATAATAGCCGTATCACTCTCCGGGTTAGACAGGGCCATTCTTACGAATGTCCACGTATCAGCAGCGAGAGCAGGAATATTCAAACTTTCAAGATCGTTCCCGTCTGCCGTTACCGTACCGCTATCAAGGTGTAGCTTTAGATTACCGGAGCTTGTAGCAACGGTACTCTTTACCCACATCTCAATATAGTCGTAACCGGATATATCGACGCTGGTGATACTGTCGGTGACAAAGTCTCCCGCAGAAGCACCCGCAGCAATCGTAATTTTTAGGGACTGCGTTCCCTGACGCTTGTCCTTTGTATCCAGTGCCTGGGTAAAGTCTGAGTCAGTAGTCTCATCAAACGTGGTGGCACAGGCGTGGAGACGCTTAAAGTCTACCCTGTTACGGTAGAAGATATCCCGCAGCATAGAGATACCGGATGGTACGTCGAACCTTAACTGCTTACCGTCAGTGTGTAGGGCAAGGCTCTCTACGGGATCGAAGATCTTATCCGAGGCATCGATGATTGCCTGGTTGATAAAATCATTTATCATCGTGGGATTGTACTCGTCATCCCACAGTTCATATGTGTCGCTTGTAGCTGAAGTAGCTGCTAAAGCAGGAGATACGGTAAGGGTCGTAGAAGAAGACGTATAGTCAGATACGCGAGTAATCTGACCGGAAGTGCCGTTGGCATCATTGAAAACAACCCACTTACCATTATGGTTATCGTCTGCCCCGATAAGTGTGTTATCTACTACTTCACTTGTGGTAGACCCGTTCCCGGAAGCCGATGAAACGTAGACGGCCCCGAGATTATATCCAATACTCTGTCGTATTTGGGCACGAGTCCTGCCCTGTAATACAGGCATGACTGCCCCCTATTAATATTTCTTGGTCTTACGGACTTTCTTGCCGGTCCGCTTTGAGTATGACTTCGCCGCCCGTTTTCCCTTAGTCGTATATGGGAACTTTTTCTTCCCTACTCGTGGCATATTCAGAAGCCTCCTTGCCGTTAGAGGCAGGTTCGCCTTCTTCCATCTGGGTTATCTTGGTAGCTTGCTCAGTAACCGTGCGCTCCAGGGCCTCTATTCTTATCGTTAAATTAGTATTCTCGTTTATCTTCTTCTGTAAAACGGATGCCAGGTCTTGCTCGGTCACCTTTATATCTGTCAAATCTTACTCCCTCTGAAATGAATGCGCCCGGTAGAACTCTCCCCGCGCTTCATACTATGTATTTTTATGTCGTTTAGTATTCTACCGATCTCCTTACGCTGCTCTGGTGTAGGAGAGGGTTTGTGTTCCTTGGCCCTTATCTCTGTTAACCATGTGTCAACTGCGCTAGATACCATGTCTTCCAAGTGGGCCTGCGAGGTATCCTCGTCTGTAATGACACAGAACTTGTGACGTTTATCGGTAACCGGATCATGCACCTGAAATAGGTGCTGATGTATCTGGCTACCCGTCTCGGCATTGTACCCCGCAGGGGATACAGAGTGGTCCGTAATCCCCTGCGGGGTCCATAGCTCAGTTACCATTTAGAACAGGTTCATCAGGAATACTGAATGGAACTCGTTGTCTACCGCAGTTATGCCGTGTACTCGTGCAACTGCCGTGGTAGTGTCTGCGCCAACAGCTAGAAGTTGCCCTGCGTGGTTTGAGCTTGCCCCTACCAACGTACCAAATGCCGGGGTGCCGTCTATCTTAACGTTAGCAACTCCAGATACCTGTATCCACCCGAAGTAATCAGCTTCAAGATCGGCGCAGGTAACGCCTACGAAGCGTCCTGCAACTGCTGCGGGAGCAACCACAACGTCCTTGTACGGACTCTTGATAAGACCTACGGTATCCGTGCCTGCCGTGATAGCAGTCTGGAACCCGTTGGGCTCGTCTATGGTAATAGTCCCGGTACCACTGGAACCTATGGCAGCGTGAGACTTGATCTTGTACATCTCATGAGGCGTGGTAGCTGCTAGGTTGGGACGTATGTACCCTTCTGCATAAAGGTTCTTTGCAGCGGCAGTACCGCCAAGGGTGACACCGATAGTGAAGCCGCCCACCGAGGAGCTAGTTGCTACGACAAGGTCGTCGTCATGGTTTCCCGCAGGAGCCTCACTCGCCACGAGCAATCCTTCGCCAATAGCAGTCCCGCCGTTCTCTACATAACGGAACACCCTTCCGTCCGGGAGTGCCATCGTGGCACCATAAACTTGTCTCTTGGCAGATGTGGTCTGTTTTTCAAAACCATACCTCCCGCTTTGGATTGAACTAAAAGACATTACTAAACCTCCTTAAAGGTCATTTAACAGGTTCTACGCCCTGCGATAGGCCGATCATTATTTAATCGCAGCGGCCTCGGCCTACCGTTACAGCCACTACGATATTCCTACCTATGTTAAGAAGGATGTTCCTTCTTGATATGGTCCGCTATCTGAGACCTTACGCCTCTTGGCGTGGGTGCGTTCCCCACATAGTCGCAGTGAGAACACGCACCGGCAGCCTTATCTTCTTCTTTAGCCTCGATAGCCCTACTGACACACCACTGACATTCACAGCTTTCGCTGGGTTCCCAGGGGAACAGACCTATTCTTGCCTTGCGTAAAACGTAATCAGGATTACCCGGTACGTTTACTACGGATGTACCTACGGCATCAGTGATAGTACCTTCAGAGTTGAAGGCTTCCCTGTGCCGGTACAAAGTAGTCTTAGGTTGCCAGTCATCAATGTACTTCATCGAGTAACCAAGATTAATTAGCTCTTCTTTAATCTGGTTACGCTCAGTTATTCCAGTAACCATGCCCTCTCCTAGTTACTTTATGCGTTAGTTGCCAGGGTCGTTACGTCAAACGTGATTCCTGCGCCACGGCTATCGTCTAGCTCAAAGACACCGTAGTCAGAAGTCATCACTACTTCAGTGGCCCTGAGAGAAGCATCTCGCTGCCTCTCAGTCCTGGTCTCTACGCTGGTAAGTGCCGCCATAGCGGTCTTGTCAGCTATGACACCAATCCCATCACCATCAGAGTCCTCGGAAATGTTGCCGTCCTCGAATATGGGCACGTTGTTCATGGGGCGTAGGCCACTCCAGAAGTTTCCGAGTAGGTCCTGTGACCAGCCTTCTGGTATAGCAGAACCACCAGATGCGACTGTTGCGGATTCCTTGGAAAGGTATGCAACTGCATTGGGGTGGTGGATTATGTACAACTGGTTACCGAACTTGTTCGCTTTCGCGTAAGCGATAACTCCCTGTACGTTGGATGCTTTCATATACTTGGTCGCAGCACCCAGCTTAGTACCGCCATTAAGGTTCGTGTAAAGAGCGAGAACGTCCTCGTCCTTTTTCCTCGCCATGCCGTCACCAAGCTGCCGCCCGATTATACTGAATACGTTATCAGCAGCCTGACGTACCAGCTTATCGGTCAGGATGACTTTCGCGCCAACCTCACTCGCCGTGAGATCAACAGTGGTCATACCAATATCTTCCTCATCAATAATGTCCACGCCGTCCTGAAGATCGCTCATGGTCATCTGCCCAACCTTGGGGACAGTTACCTGCTTAGATCCCTTTGGAAGACTGAACTTCTCTATCAACGCAAGCGCGGGAGCGTTATGCTCCTCGGTGTACCTACTTGCCGCGATAATTATCTTCTGGGCATTTTCAAGATTGCCCGTTGTGGCTGTCTGTGCCATATCTCTTTACCTCCTGGGTAAGCTAACCTATTCCTGCTGCTCTTTTTGCCGCCGCCGCCGCACTTGGCGACCTATCTCCAGCATTGTACCTATCCAGCCAGCTTCCCTCGTCGGCAGCCACTTGTGGATTGCCCTGACTGTTATCAAAAGATTGTGAAGGCACCCGGGCCTTCTTAAAACTAGCTAACTCTGCATCACGCTGACGATTAGTCGATAGTTGTTTAGCGGCAGCCTCCATACTTTTAGGATCGTTATAAGTGCGTAAAGTTGTCATATCATCTATACCGAGATTGTAGGTTTTAACAAAATGCTCTACGGTAAGTTGCTTTTCCTGGATATGCCTACCAAATTGGTCGGCCCTACTTGAGATATTGGCATTCTCTACCTGCATCCTCATAAACTGATCAGTTATCTGCTGGGCCTGTTCTGGAAGATACCCCTGTGATTCCAGTTGTTCTTTGTAAGAATCTGACTGCTGTTTTAATGCAGCACTAGCCTGTGCTTGCTCGTATTGAGCCGTAGTCCTTTGCATCTGTTCGATCTGTTCAGGACTGTATTGAGGGGTTGGAGGTGGTAGTGGAGTTTCTCCCGTAGGCTGATCGTCCTGTACGGTAGGCGGTGCAGAATCAACTGAAGCTTCGCCTTCCGGTTGAGTAGGTAAGACTTCTTCAGAAGGTACTTCTCCCGGTACATCTTCAACAGGTGCTACGGGTTCCGTACCTACGGAAGTAGTATCGATTTGCTCTGTTTGTTCCATAGTCATAACATTTCCCTCCAAGCATTAGCATAAATACAAAATGTAGGCATTGTCAAGAAACGAACCTCGCTATCTGGTATATATGCTTATTTCTTATCTGCTTACTTGTACCCCTGGTATGCGTAATGGACTGACTGTTTCTAACACTGGCACTTTCGTATACCCCCAATATAACAAGAGGCTATCTAAATCAGGATTTACCAGGCGCATCCTCTTTCGCCCTTGCTGGTCATATTTAGGGATATCCCAGTAACGTGTTTTTTCTATCTCTTTTTTATGTTCTCTAAACAACTTCTCTATATCAGGTAGGTTTCTCTCAAAATATCTTTCCATATCCGCAACGAACTTTTTACTGTACTGCTTTTCAAGATATAGCTTTCTTCGTTCCCTCTCGTCCCAGTTTACCCCCTCCTCGTCCTCCATAGGAGTATAAGACTGACCAGGTTCTAGATGCTTCTTTATAAACTTTTCATCCTCTGTAAACATGAGAATAATATAAGCTTCTCGTGCTTCTTGTAATGGTGAGGTTATTTCCTGTATGAATTTATTCTTTTTAAGTAAATCCTCTGCCGCTTTCTTCGCATTGTGGGCAGCCGCAAAAACCTTTGACCTATCTCTTTTATATCTATAGCCGGGAGACCTAGGATATTCAGGAGATATATTATCCCCATTTTTCCAAAGTTCTTCTAAATCCTCATCCCTTGTATTCTCTACACGATCAAGAAACTCATAATACTCAACTATTTCAGGAGAGAACTTTTTCTGGTTCTCCCTACTTTTTTTTACAAGCTCTTCATATCGCTCGTCTTGAGATACTTTGAATAAAGTTGCAGGACTTAGATGCCTATATTCAACGCCCGGTTTATTATCCAGTCCCTTCATCTTCGACCAGGCTATACCTTCCTCGTACCCGTCACGGGATATAACTTCTTTATAACTTTCTGCATCGCTTAGTACTTCTCGTGCTATATCTTCTTTCTCTACTGTTGGACCAACCGGACTTGTTCTAAATCCAATAAGTGAAGAAGCAGTCGCTGGGATACCCTCTCCTTCTATTTTCCCTTTTATGGCAAATGGTAGGGACTGTGTACCAATATACTGGGCAAGATCTATTGTGCCATCGAGATCTTCATATGGTTGAAGTTCCCAAGGGGTCAAAGCTTCCATAGCACCAAATGTTAGGGTACGACCTATCGGGCCCCTGCCCTCCAAGTACCTTTTCGCAGCCTCGAAAATAGGATTGTCCGTACCGGCTTTAAGTAACTCTGGATCACCTCTTGCTATTGCTGCCCCGATAGCTCCCAGGAGTTGAGACATTGCCCTCATCTGACCGGGTACACCTACCCAATCATCACCAAAGCGATGTGATAAATACTCCTTACCATTCAAAGGATTAAGACCTTTAAGTATCTCTTCCTCTGACTTTCCTAACATATAACCGGAAGCAATATATATTCCTATGACTCCAGCAGATAAATTCGCCAATGCCCTAAATGATTCTTTCTGTTTGGCTGTTGCCTTCCCTACTGGATAACTAGGAACAGCACGAATAGCATCTACCGTCAATGTCGTGAAAGACCTAAATAGCCTAGGAGAGAATGCAAGCCAGAAAGATTCTACCGCTCTTTGTCTTTGTCCTATTCCAAGAGCCCTTGAATCGAGGGCACCTGTCATATTCCTTATATAAGATGCTAGCTCATCTAGTGATCCTTCCCATGTGGGCTTTAGCCCCTTCCACATCAATACTCGGCTCATTCCCAGCCCCGTGTTATACGATGCCTGGAACCTGCCAAAGGTCTGCCTACCGCCTTCTCTAAAGAATGCTCTTGCCTCGGTACCTTTAGGAATGCTTACGGTTATACGTGGAGTTTCACGTGTAGTGCCTTTGTTTCTTTTTCCAATAGACCAGGGCTCCAGGAATCTTAACGGAGAAAGACCCTCGCCTTTTCTCAATGCTACAAGCATCTCTGGATCACCAACTGAGATCCCGTAACTACTCATCTCCTGTAATGTATCCGCGTTTTCACGAGCAAATCGGGCAAACACGGTAGGATCAGCAAAAGCCTGGTAGTGCCTCAAGGTTGCCTGGGACCACTTGACGGGATGCCTAAACATCAATGGGAGACCCTGTATTAAAGGCTCCGCAAAGTCTGTTACCGTTGCCAAGAACCGTATCTGGTTAGCGAACTTTTGGGCGTAAGACGTTCCCGTCTTAACCGTTAACGCAAACGGTTCAGACGGCGGTGTCTCGATATCTAAGAAACTTTTTAAGTACTCAGCATCCTTTTTAGGGTAATATAGATCACGCCATTTTGCTACATCTATCGTCCCCTCTTGTTTACTGAAGGCATATCTTCCTTTACCATGCTCTGTAATAGATTTTAATAGCTCATCGTATCTCGCTTGAGGGGCAACACTAGCAGCTTTAGCACTATCTAATTTTACATTTGCATCTAACAGTGCCTTTTCAATATGTACAGCGGCATCAGAATCACCAATCAACTCGAACTCTTTTAACTCTCTATTTAACCCATCTACTTCTTTCTGTGATTGCGACACGGCTTCATTCGCAATACGTCTAGCATCTTTGATCTCGGGAGCTACTACCTCTGCGGCTTTCACACCATAGGGTGAGACAGCCTCTTCTAATTGTTTTGTGAGTATATCTTGATAAGCAGATCTCAGGTGAAGAGCCAGTGTCTCTTTGGGATCTGCTATATAATTAACCCCCGCCGCGTATCCCTCCGTAGCCTCTTCGAACATCCGTTGCATATCTGGATCTGTCCCTATAATATCTCTGCCTTTTATATCCCGTACCCTCCTAGGTATATAGAACCATCCGTCCTTTTCTGATAACCCCCTGGGTTTAAGTCCTGCCGCCACACGCATCCTTTCACCTTCAGCGACAATTGTTTGGTAATCATCGATATAAGATCTTTCTACCGGGGTTAGTTTAGATGCCCATCTGGGATCATCGGGCCGGGAAAAGACATCGTTCCATTGGTGTTTGGTATCCGCGAACTGACCTTTAGCATTTATTCTTACCGGAGACCTATTAATGATTCTGGCAGGCAGGCCCCGTATACCTTCTCTTCCACCCCGCACGTGTACGCCGAGTCCGGTAGTTATAGCAGTGTCCACAAGTTCTTCTGAAGCTATTATTCCACGCTGATACGCTATAACCAGCTTACCCGGACCAGAGTCCATTACAGCAGAACGATTGACAAACGAGTTAGCTATCCACCTGGCAACCGGATTATTAACAGATGCAACTTCGTTAGCAACTTCCTGTATATTTCTCAAATATCCGACAAATCTATTTCCCGGTGGGATGCCTTCTGTTACTCCAGTAGTCACATCAGTAGGCATGCCACCAGCTTTTTCGGTTACTGTAGGAGTGACTGGGTCAGCAGCAACAGCAGCCCGTGCGGGGGCAGGGGTGACGGGTACATCAGCAGCCCGTGCGGTGGGGGCAGCCTCGGTAAGTTGTGCTGGGCCGGTGGGTATTTTCGGCGTAGATAATTTACGGGCGGGGGCTACGTCGCCAACCTGGGTGACGGTAGGGACGGTAGGGATGGTAGGAGTGGGAACTTCCCCGCTCCTTGCTCTTGCTATTACATCTTCTATAGCGACATCATCGAGATCAGTATATCTAGATATGTATTCTTTAACCTTCTTACTCTGAGCGGGAGTTAGTGCCTCATCTTCTAAAAGTTTTATAAGCTTATTTTTAACTCTACTCTGTACGGTTTGTACCGATAACTTATTAACAGGGTTACTGGTTATACCTGTAACAACATCGTCAATGGGTGCTTGCCGTGCAGCAATAGCTTCTTGTGTAGCCTGCCAGTTTGCCCTTCTTAGTTCAAAGGGGCCGAGGTTTCTCTCAATACCAGGTTTATACTTGGTAACTACCTTAGAAATAGGTGGCTTTGCCGTAGCCACTCCAGTCTTCAATGACCCCCTGGCTATCTGAAACAATCTTTGCGGTAACTTAAATATCGTTCCCGGTGCGATGTAATTAGTAACATCAAGTAAGAGGCTAAGACCCAAGTCTTTTGTCCAACCCACTTCCCCTCGTTTTACAGAGTTATCATATGCTTCGGCTAGTTGAGAGAATCTCTCAAACAAACTGGGATCATCCTCTTTGTAGATCCTATAGAGTGCCTGTGCATACTCTTCCTTCAGGGCCGGTTCCTCGGTCATTACTGCAAGAAGACCCTTGAATGGTGACAGTAAGTCGTCAACTGCTACCAAGGCATCAAACTGTTTGGGGAAACCAGCTTCGACTCCTTTTAATAAGGAAGCTGGTGACGGGATATCAATTGTAGACGAAGGTGAAAAAAACCGTGGTAGCAATGGGTTTTTAAGAGTCCATGCGCCTTTGGGTTCTTCCATTGCAATTATGGCTTTTTCGACTCCCTTTTGAGGGTCTATGTTTAAAAAATCTAATCCCTGTACTAAGCGACCTAATTTTTCAGCTATAGGCCACCCCTTGGCAGTTATATCTTCTCCAAAACCCTTTTTGGTTATATCCTCACGACTACCCCATGTAGGCAGGGGAGTCTGGAATCCATATACGGGATCATACTGTCCCATAGATTGGCCCCTAAAAGTAGGAAGTCCTTCGCGTGTGGGTGAGCCCTCAATAGCTTTATATCTAGCTCGCTCAATGGGAGATAAAGCAGGCATACCACGGGGCGTATACATTTCAAAAGGTCTTTTAAGACTACGAGGTGCCCCAGCCGTAGGGTCCGTTGAAGGATCGAACCCTGCGGTGGGATCTAAAGAGGAAGTTTGTAACGCAGCAGGTGAGAAGCTGGACAAAGATTTGGGAAGGTCTCTTCGTCTACGGAAATCTTCCAGTGCCTCATTATTGAAGTTCCCGTCTTTGTCCCACGGGGTCATACCCCATTTACTGAGTACCGGGAAATCACTTACAGCATTTTCCCAGGCTCTTTTAAGTTTCTCTTTTAATTCTTTGCCGTCAGGCATCAGTACATGTATCGGGCTGACGGATTAAACCTAGAGACACCACCACCCCTAAGAAGAGGACTGATAGAAGAATATCTCTCTGTCCAGGGATACTGTTCCAGGTAATCAAAAAAAGACATGGAAGAGGGGTCTTGACCTGCCCTCATCCTTCTGCCCGCCTCTCCGACATATTGGTTCATTACGTTACCGTATTGTCCCGACCAGTACCTCTGTGAGGCAGGAGAATAGCCCCCTCCGAAAGGATTAGCAGCGGTAGCTCTAGTTCCGAAAGGAGCAGCACTAAAGTAAGCCGCCTGTGGCTCGTACTGTAGAACGTCTTTCCAGAAATTACCGTAATCTTCAGGCATGACTGTCTCCGTACCCGACTATACCCTGTACCCTTCTCTTACAAATCTTGAGAATGGGCCATCTTGTTGAGCCAGTGCCGATAGATAGTCCCATTCGGTAGCACCAACTCCACCTTGAGTACCACCAAGACCAAGAGACCAGTTTTGTTTTGCTCTTTCAAGAGCCCTTTGCCTTACACCGCCGAGATAAGACCCAGCCAAGGGATCATAGGTAGCCATAGCTGCAAGTCCTTCGGCAGCACCTTCTGCTTCTAGCGCAGATTTCCATTGTCCAAGTTGAGCATCACCCATTCCCGTTGTCGTGTCCGCTAACGGATTAATCCCCCGCAGCGTTCTTGCTACATTGATGGCATCTGCCCAGTTTTCTGGTGGGGCAGCAGCATAATTCGTGGGCGTGATTGCAGGTACTCCTCCTGAGGCTCCCGCTATTCTAGACAGCATTCGGGCTCGACTCCACGGCCCAAACTCTTCAGTAAAATGGGGGGCCTCGTCTGTAGGTTCGTATGCACCAACGTTAAGTGCAAATTCTCCTAGCATTGGCTGGTACTGGCTCTGGATATATCTCTCTGACCAGGGCGAATCTTGCCATCCCGGCATAACTTGACCCACGCCCATCCCAAACTGCTGTGCCCTCCCCAAGAATGGAACAATAGTGCCTGCAAGTTCAGGAAGTACGGATTTTGCATATGCAGGGCCATCGTCACCTGGGGGCTCCCATCTATATTGCATCAAATTTGAGTCGTATACTATAGGCATGACACTCTCCTTATATCTCTTACTAAGCTATGCCACCCGGATTTGTTACCGGGATAGTCCATTGCTGTTGGCCCTCGGTAGACCACGGGCCACCCTTCTTTTCAGATAACCACTTCGGGAAAGACATTACGTTTCCAGTGGCATAAGCTAGGTATTGTCCATACTCATTCTTATAATACCCTAACTTTCTCTTTGCCCTCTGATAACGTGATCCGTCTTGTGGAGTCACTCCCATCATAGCAAGGGCAGCGGCTGAAGACGATTCTAGATCACGTGCGATCCATCTGGCAAGGTCTTTGGTATCTAGACCTTTCTTCTTATCAATTATACGTGGGTCCATTACCAGGGGATTATTCACAGATAGCCCTGTTTGAATTGTATGTAACTTGGCGTTTATCGCTTCGGTATAGTCGGCATCGTATGCATCTGCGTCTACCAGTTGCTTCCAGCTTCTATTTCTATCTTTATCTTTCGCGAAGAAAAGTCCCCTATTGGTAGTAAATCCTCTGTCTATATATCCGGGAAGAAGCTCTAGGACTCCCTCCGAAGAATCGCCAAGTCCTCCTATTACGGAATCTAGAAGATGAGACCCTCTTATATATGGCTCGGCTTCCGTGATCAATCTACCCACATATGGATTCATAATAGGATTATCACCCATCATGTGTTTTGTCATAGCTATCTTGTATTTCTCTGACTCTGAGTAACTATGTATGGCAGGGCCGATGTATCTGGTGCCCGTATCTCTAACTCCTCTATCCATAAATAGACTTAGGTTGTCATTAAAGTACTTCATCGCTGCTTCTTGATCTTCAAATACGCCGGTATTCATAAGACTTTGTATTGCAAAATCAACGTCGGTTTTTCCCATAGATGAAGAGAGATATGCTCTAAAAATTTCCTGCTGACGTTTTAATATTTCATTGAAATCTTGATCTGAGCGTACAGCACCACGGGGATCAAGTACTCCTAACGCCTCTTCACCGGGTACAGTAGGTTCAGTAGGTTCAGTAGGTACAGTAGGTACAGTAGGTTCAGTAGGTATACCAGGGTAACCCCTTTCAATTTCCGGGGTAGTTTGCCTAGCTTTTTTAAGTGCTATGTTAAAATTTTCAATAGATACGTTCTCATTACCGAGCATATCCAGTATGTTCTTTTCATCATCATATGTAAGGGAGTCTATCTCTCCGTATCTTAGTTCGGGATATCTCGATAGCGCAGCCAAGGCTATTTCTTCTGCCTTATTACGAATTGCGTCTATCATTAACTCTTGTAAGTTGTTTTCTTCTCGTGTGAGTGTGGTATTTCTCTCATTAATATCCATAACCAGGGGTACCGCGACTTTAGTTGGAACACCAGTAGCTATCAGATGCTCTAAAAGAGGAGTGTCTGGTATATCCGGTGATTGACCCATCTGGGACTGGAAGTCTTCAAAACCTAATATATCGTCACTATGTCTGGCCCCCCGGGCCATCCCGGTCTGAACTGGTCCTTGAGAACTACCAGATTGCAGTTGTGCAATAACCCTACTCGCATCACCTCTACCCAATGTCAGGAATAGTGACGGTAGATCATCGGGATCAATAAAATTATCCGTATAAGCCATAACTTAACCTCTCGGGCCTGTCAGCCCTATCCTACGGAGCCTCTCTTCTTCCGATAGGGCTCCCGGCCTCGGTTGCCCCGGCGGCACTACCGG